CGTCTGTTATCTGCGGGGGAACTTCTCCATCCATAGAACCACTACGCGCCAACGCGTTTTCTCAAAAGACTTTAAGTGGTACCTTCCTTATGAAAAACAAATACTTAGAACGAGTATTGTTAAAGCACGATAGAAACAATAAAGAAGTTTGGAAATCTATTGTGACTAATGGAGGTAGTGTACAACACTTAGACTTTTTATCTGATGAAGAGAAGGCAGTATTTAAAACTGCAATTGAAATGAATCAGAGACACTTGGTGGATTTAGCAGCGGATAGACAGCAATACATCTGTCAATCACAAAGTTTAAACTTGTTCTTACCACCAGATGTGGACACCAAAACATTACATGGTATTCACTTAAGAGCGTGGAAAGGTAAAGTCAAAACACTTTACTACATGAGAAGCCAAGCGTTAAAGAAAGTAGAGAATCTATCCAGTCAGATAGAAAGAACTATTAGACAAGACTATCAACAAGAAGAAGCCACATGTGTGGCTTGTGAAGCATAAGGAGAATATATGTCAGTATTTGAAGGCAGAGAATATTACAAACCATTTGAATATCCGTGGGCGTTTGAAGCCTATGATCAACAACAGAAGATGCACTGGTTACCCAGTGAAGTTCCTTTACATGAAGATGTAAATGATTGGAACTCAAAGATGAATGATGCAGAAAAGAATCTAGTGAAACAGATTCTAACATTCTTTACACAAGGTGACGTAGATATTGCACAAGCCTATATGGATGTGTATATACCCATGTTCAAGAAACCAGAAGTGCGTATGATGTTATCCGCTATTGCTACGTCGGAGGCTAACCATGCGCATAGTTATTCACTACTAAACGATACCATTGGTATGGATGATAGAGAGTACAAAGCATTCCAAGAGTACGCGGAGATGGCAGACAAACATAACTATCTCTGGGAAAGCAAAGGGGGCACGGAAGAAGAGAAGATCGTTCGTGACATGGCTGTGTTCTCTGCATTCGGTGAAGGACTGCAGTTGTTTGGATCATTCATTATGCTACTAAACTTTCAGCGCTTCGGCAAAATGAAAGGCATGGGGCAAATCGTAGCGTGGTCAATCAGAGATGAGAACCACCATGTTGAAAACATGATTAAACTTTTACATACAGTATTAGATGAGAAGCCGCACATATGGAATGATGAATTTAAAAAGTCATTGTATGATATATGTAGAGATATGGTAACTCTTGAAGAGAAGTTTATTGACTTGGCATTCCAACAAGGACCAGTCCAAGGATTAACTCCACAAGAAGTTAAGAACTATATACACTACATGGCGGACAGAAGATTACTTCAGCTAGGTTTAAAGCCTAACTACGGAGTAAAATCAAACCCACTAGAGTGGGTAGACTACATTGTCAATGGGCAGGCACACGAAAACTTCTTTGAAACTAGGGCTACTGAGTACGCAAAGGGCGCAGTTCAAGGAGACTGGAGTGATGCATTTTCCTCTTGACAAATTGTTTAACTTGTGATATAGTTATAACATTATATAGGGCATTCATGTGTTAATTCATATGACCTTTCGCTTAAAAACTGGAGACAGGGGGGCACGAAGAACCTTACTTCTTCTAGATGCAATATTTAGAAACAGTTTGGGGAACTCTTTTTTCCACAACCGTACAAAGGGGCTGGTAGAAATACTAGCTCCTTTTTAATTACAGAGACATGACAAATCAAAATACTTATCCACAAAAAACTATATACGATAGCCTTGCAAAAAAGCTATACCTGCTATTCAGCAACAAACGCTTGACTTCTAAACAAAAGTTTGCTACACTCCCCATCAAAGACAAGGACTACTGGAGAGCCTTGGCTGAAATATCAATAAAGGAGAAACTATGGCAAACCCAAGAACTTTCTCCGTAACTAACTCATTTGTTAATAGATGTTTAAACATCTTTAATACTGCAGGAACAGACGGAGACTCAGAATTAGAACAGTACGCGAGAGCAGAATATAAAGACGATTGGTACTGGGCTTTTAATTTCTACAAAGAAAATCAATACTTCCCTAACGTATTAAGAATACCACAGAAGTAATCTAAAAGAGGAATAGGCTAGGCTTCTTGCCTAGCTTTGTTCTTCGAACTCATAAAAGAAATTAGTATCATCACCCGCTGTATACTTAGATTTATTTTCCACACCATATTCAATAGTTGAAACCTTATAGTCGGGGAACCTCATCTTCTTTGGGGATAAAGACTTATCATAGAATATTACCCGATTGTTAGGCTGAGCGGCGAAATATCCGTTGTCTAATTGTATTATATTAAAGGACTTATGTTGTGTAGGTACTTCAGAATACCCAATATCTGGTATGTTGTAGTCTGGATGACAACTATCTATAGTATATAAATACTCCCCAAAATAAAAATTCCCGTTTGGAGCCTTGTATTTACATTTCCCCGACCCTATACTCACCTTTTGTATAACTGAGATGTGGTAGCTAAAACAATCCCAAAGCTCTAGGTCTTCAAGCTCCATCTCTTCTTTCGTTTCTTTCCAGACAAAAGCCGAGATAGGTAGCTTATCATATAGAGCTCCCGTTTCATAGAGATAGGTCTCGAAATATAATGCGCGACCTTGTATAGATTTAACGGTGATCCAGATTCCTGGTTCATACTCACCGTGCCCCCTCTGAAAGTCATAGAGATACTCTTTCTTAACAAGGACTTCAATAGGTGGAACATTTGCTACAAGAAATGCCACTACTTAAATTGTTCTAGATAATCCATTGTGTATGTATTAACACAACGGGCATATAAGACGGAGGCTCCGCCTATTTGATCAAGTTCATCTTGCACCCACTTGCCTACTTCTTTGGCTTGTAGTTCGCAATCTAATCTGTTAGTGTAAATGGGTTCGCTTATAATCCTAACACACTGTACATCCGCAGGATTGTCTATTCCCCCTGCTAAACATAACTGAAATAGGATTACAAATTTTAACATACATTAATCTGCAAGCGCCCTTATGGCATAAGATAATTTCTCTGCACGGTGCGGGGTCTGTTTTGCCCAACGCGAATCGAGCATCTCATCCGACGCAAGATGATAGGTGCTGGTGGATAAGTGTCCAAGAAATTTCTTAAACTTACTTACCCCTCCAACACCTAACTGAAATGTCATCTCTATAAGAACTTCTTTAACAGGTTCTGGATGCTCGTCAAGATTGATATCAAAACTGTCAGCGACCAATTGAGCGCAATCACAGGCATTTTGAAAATCATCTTCAAAGACGGCTTCCAATTGTTCTTTACTATATTCAACACCTTCTTCATAGTTGTCCTCCTTCGTTACCAAGTGACCGTATCCTATGGTTGCGAATCCTAATGAATCCTTATAAACATAAGACCTAAATCCTTCGTGTTCTTTTATTCTCTCCTTAAGTTTTTCAAACATTACTTACCTCCTATACCCCAGTGAACTTCATGTTCATCTTTAGGTTTTTCTTTTTCAAATAGTTTATATATTTTATTAATAATTTTATATGTAAATATTTCTAACTGGTACATTACTTGGTAATCTTCTTAGACTTCTCAAAAGTTCTCAAGCCCGCCATGCCCAAAAGCGCCATGACTAACGGCATGAGTTGTTCCATATCCATACTTGGTAGCGGTTGTGTCTGTACTTCAAACACGGCTAGAAAGAACATGATAAAATTTTTAAGGACAAACTCCCAAAAAATGGATATTGCTGCACTAAACCCAATGAGGGGTCGCCAAGAACGCTGCAATATACCTGAAATATCTGTAGCTGTAGACTGAGCATCAGCTAAATTAATCTCCATTTGTTTACTATTAATTTCATTTTCTAATTCCTGTAATCTTATTTTTATTTTTCCTCTTTCTTCATCGGACACATGAACACTATCAATAACTTTACCAACAGTTTCTACTAAACTACCACCCAATAATTTAGATAACATTATTTTACACTCCTATATTTCTTTACTTTCTTTTTTATATTCTTTGGCTGTGCCACAAACTGTTTGCCTTGCGCTCTTCCTTTTCTTTTGGCAGCAGTGGTTGCTGCATACTCACCAGATG